TGGTAGTGTCATTTTAGTAAACAAATAAACTTTCCCCAATCGAACCAACTCGGCTGGCGCTCCGCTCTATACAGATTGTAATATGAAAATATACAATGAGCGAACCCTCAAAAACCTTTACAAAATTGTACCACCTGTGATATAATAAACTCATCAAAGGCAAGGGCCCGCTTTTGAACGAAACAAAACTAATCTAAAACAAAAGGAGAAACCGACTATGGAAACAACCGCATTGATTGCAAACGCAACAACTCATGAAAGCAAAGTAAATCTTTTTCGCGCACTGACCAACGCAAGCCCTTTCAGTGAAGCAGTAAACAAAACACTATCCGTGGTGCAGATTATCGACCAGCCCGCGGTTAACGACCAGGGCGAGCCGGTCAACCGTTATTTCTTCCTGTGTGAAGATGGAGCTGCCTATATGTCTATGGCGTTGGGCGTGGACAGCTGTGTAAAAGCAGTTAGATCAATTTGGGGATCGGATTTTGCCGAACCCTTGCAGATCGTGCCTTGCCAGGTCAAGACGAAAAACGGCCACACTTATAAATTTACAGTTCTGTAAATTTATTAAAACTCAAAATTATAGCCCGGTATATCCGGGCTATAATCATTTAATGGTGAAAGAATATGAAGAAATTTATTCGTACTAAACAGCGTAAAGCAGAATTTGCCGCCGCCATTAGCGGATATAATTATAAAATAAGGAGAGCTGCCGCGCTGAAAGCACATGGAAAATATGAAGGTGTTGTATTACCTAAAATATTAAGTACTGAAAAAGAATTTGCAAAAATAACAACCTTAGAAGAATACAACGAATTATTAAACAGAATTCGCGAAACCGGGCGAGCGGTTCGACAGGAAAAATTTATAACATTAGGAAAATATAAAACAATTGAAACGCAAACAACACGAATCATCAAAAAACAGCAGGAACGAAGCATACAAGCGTTCATTAGAAATGAAACGCCTGCCAAAACTGAATTCAAATCTGCGAAAGCCTTAAAAGAATTCATATATAAATATCAAAAAGAAACTTTTGATTCATTTAATGAAGCGCGGGCAGAGGTGTTTAAGGATAATGTTGCTATCGCTTTAACAGCGCTGGGCTTTATGGATTTAGTTACTGAATGGCAACGGTTATCACTGATTCAGGTGGATTCAGTAAATAGGGCATGGCCTGAAGCCGTGGAGGTTATGTGGGCCGCGTATGAATCTAAAGACGAAAGCAAATATCAAGAAGCATACGACAGAATGAGAACAGCAATAAATGGTGTAAAAGGCATTGTGAAATACACAAAGGGAACAGTAAAATGAACGAATATATTTCCGATTTTGAAACACAAAAAGATCCTGACACCGGTGTAATGTCTGTGTGGGCGTGGTCTATTGTTGATGTTAACGATCTTTCAAATATTCAATACGGAAATAATATCGAGAGTTGGCTATCAGCAATTCAAGGACTTCCTAATGGATCATTGATCGGTTTTCATAATTTAAAATTTGACGGTAGCTACATTTTAAGTTATTTATTAGGTGTTGCAAAATGGGAATATAATGACAAGCCAAAAGCAAGAAAAGCAAAAACCGTTGAATGTTTAATTAGTTCAATAGGTGTACATTACAATTATCGAATAAATTTTACAAAGCGAAAGTATGTTAAAATTTATGACACGCTAAAAATATTCAACATGAGCGTTTCGCAGATTGCTAAGTCTTTCGGAATCAAAGAGCAAAAAGGCTCTATTGACTATGCAATATTTCGCGGGTATAACTATACTATGACCCCGAAAGAAGTTGAATATATAACCAATGATGTAAAAATTGTAGCTAAAGCAATTAAGCAATTCCGGAATGAGGGTCACGAACGAAATACCATAGCTTCAAACGCCATGCGCTACTATAAGAAAAATAGTTACTATTCAAACTATGAATTTTTAACATACTTTCCACACCTTGATGATGATTTGTACCATTTATTAAAACGCGCCTACAAAGGCGGTTATTGCTATGTCAATCCAAAATTCAAAGGCAAACCGGTAGGCCATGGCCGGGTATATGATGTAAATAGCTTGTACCCTTCGGTAATGAGTGATCCGCAAAATAAATATCCAATCGGCACCCCGGTGTTCTTTGAGGGTAAATATAAAGACGATCCAATATACCCATTATATATACAGTTTATAACCGCACAGTTTGAATTGAAAAAAGGCAAAATTCCAACAATTCAAATAAAGAATGATAAACGGTTCAACCCTCGCGAATATGTGACAAGCACCGGCTGTTTAATGGTGAATTTGTACTTAACTAATGTTGATTTAGAAATGTTTTACGAGTGCTACAATATAAAAGAAATTCAATATATAGGCGGGTATAAATTTATAGGCCGATCAGGAATTTTCATTGATTATGTCAATCACTTCAAAGAAATGAAAATGCAGGCAACCATTGAAAAGAACGCAGGGAAAAGGAGCATTGCAAAATTGTTTTTAAATTCATTATATGGGAAATTTGGTGCAAGCAATGACAAATTTGTCAAACGCCCCTATATAAATGATAAAGGAATTCTTGCCTATCAAACAGTTGAAACCCCGCGGCCTGCTAAAACAGTGTATGTTCCTGTGGCCGCATTTGTGACAGCCTACGCCCGGCGATTTATTCAAACTCTTTTCATAAAGAATGTTGACCGCTGTTGCTACTGTGACACCGATAGTCTACATTTGATTGGTGATGATCCACCGGAGGGCGTCAAAATCAGTGACACAGAATTCAATTGCATGGCTCATGAGTCCAGTTTTTCAAGAGCTAAATTCCTTGGTGCAAAACTGTACATTGAAGAAGATGAGCAAGGCAATCTTGATGTAAAGGCCGCAGGTCTTGGGCAAAATGAAGTAGTAAAAAATCAAATCACATTTGACAATTTCAACACGGAACAGGAATATTTTGGAATCCTGAAAAGCAAAACAGTGCAAGGCGGTGTAGAGTTAAGTGAATCCACATTCAAGATACGCGAACGCGGAACACGATTTTAATAAACAGTGTCTATTATTTCGGCGAATTTGCCCAAATCTGTTTACAGCTTTGGGCATTCGTGTTATAATTAAGACAAGAAATGAGGAAAGAAACAACTAAATTAAAAGGAGTAAAAATATGGGAAAAATGTTTGAAAAAAGATGGGATCGTCACTATGGATACGCAACATCCTATTGGGTTGATCTTGAAAAACCGATCGTTGTTTTTGATTCCGGTTTGAATGAGGTTGCAAGGTATGATGAATTACCGCCAGATTATCAAAATTTAGTTGATAGGGCTATTGATGAATTTGAGGAGGGTTATAATAATGTGATCCGTTTGGGTTGTAAATTTTATGAACGGTTCAATTATCAACGCTTTTCCATTCTGCGTGAAATTGAATCTTTTGACGAAACAATCTATAATATTAACGAGGTGTAAAAAGTGATTCGATTTTTAATTAAACAACAATTTGCTTGGGCTGAAAAATGCTTTGACATGGAGGGAGAAATAAAAAAGCCATTTGAGAGGTTTTTTGCTTCATTTATCAATCAGGTATTAAAAGGCCAAAAAGAAATAACGCTAACAGCGCCAAACACCTTAACCGGTATGCGATCTCTTATTTACTTTTCAAACGCTTTGGATTTAATAAGGTATTTAATTGAAGTGCACGAAGAAACTAATATTGTTTCGTTAACATTCAAAATGAACACTAACGCAAAATCAATGCACGCTGCAAGAAATGTAATAGCGAGGTACGAAAAATGACAAATTATGAAAAAATCAAAAATATGTCGATTAAGGAATTTGCAAAATTCATAGATGATATTCGTTCAAATTGCCATTTAAACGGGTGTTATAAAACAAAGGTGTTTTGTAAATACTGTCCAATAGAATGCGAAGGCGAAGGATCAGTTATTGACATTTTCGTTTGGCTAAATATGGAGGTATAAAAATGAAATGTACAGACTGCGCATATTATGCAATATGCAAGGATTTGATTAAGGCAGGTTTTAAAGGTATAAACGAAATATTCCCCGAAATTGGAGGTTGTGAAGTGTTTAATTTAAAGCATGAAGAAAAAGTCAAAGAATGTGATAAAAAAATGCAACCAGCAGTAACAACCGCATTACAAGCTATCCTTGCGGATCGAGGGTACAAGGTACTTGAATTAAAAACCTTTTCCGGGGCTACATTTGTAGGAACGGACATCAAAATCAAATTCAATAATTTTCTTTTAACAAAATGTGTCTATTGCAACGATGTATTCTTTTCTACAATTCAAAACATATCGGAAGTTAGAATCTTATTTTTCAGCTAAAAATAAATAACCCGGGGATTGCTCCCCGGGCCTTTTTTATTTGTAGCGTTTGCAGGCAAGATTATAATCATAAATGCAAATCCACCCGGAGGGTATACGCGCCCAAATATTTTTATTGCTTTTGTAAACCAATTCGAGAATGGTGCATTTTGTGCCCCGCTTCAGGTATGCAGTGTTGTTTTTATCGTCACGATTCAAACAATGCTTTCTGCCATCGGAAGTCAAATCCTTAATCTTTTTCCGGCCAGTGTTTGCGCCTGCACCCTTGTAAACCCCGCGCACGTATGTCAATGTTATTGTCGATCCAATTTTTGGCTTGGGATAGTCAAAAATACAACCGCGCATTTTTGGCCGAAGCACACCAAGAACACCTTTATAGGTATGCTTCACTTTTTTGCAGGCAGAACCGCGCGGCCAATTTTGATCGAACGATTCAAACCATTTTGTATTTCCATTGCCGGTTGCTACGGCAATATGCCCATAAGGGCCGATTTTTGACCCCCATACAACAATGTCACCCTTTAACGGGACAAAAGTAGGGTTGTTTTGGATTTTTTCAAACTTTTCAACAAGCGGTTTTCGTTTTTCAAAACTTGTGAAATAGTCAACCGCATTTCCCCACGCTCCGGGTTTAATGCCAAAGCAGGAATTTAAGTAAACCTTAGCCAAATCCACACACTGGGCACCGGATACGCGATCATAATCAATTAACTTACCTTTACATGAATTGTAAAATTGATCGAATATCATTCCGTGTACCCCTTTTCTTTTGCTTCATTTTTAACAATGTCACCGGCAATAGCCGAAGAAGTGAAGCTATTATTTTTCCACCAACTCCAAATTGTGGAAAACACTGTTAAAAGTGTGGAAAAAAACAAATACACTTCATCATCGGAAAACGGTAGTGGATTTTTTCCGATCATCGTTAACACTGAATTTACAAGCGCAACAAAAGTCACGATTGTGCGAATAATGGTATCTTTTGAAACATTTTTCATTTTACTTTGTCCTCCAAATCTTGTATTCTGTGGTCTGATACCTGCTGGCGCAGTTCTTGAAGAGCAACTCTTTGTTGCAGATTGTTATACTGCTCTTGTTTCTTTTCAAGTTGTTTAATTCTGTACAATGTTTTTGAGTTTGCAAGCCACGCGGTGAGCGAGGTGCCCACCAGCGTGACCGCGGACGACAGAATTATAGTCAATTGTTCAACTGTAATTCTACTCACCCCTCGAATACAATTCCGTCAACGACAAGTCCGTTTGCGTCCGACACGGTGAAAACTCCGCTTTCGTCAAAAGCAACCTTAATTGAGTTTGAACCCTCAGTGACTAGCATTGTAAAGGCTGAACCGGATTTGAATCCGTAGAAATATTGGATCCGTTCAACGCCGGACGCGCTGGAATGATACCGAACGCCGATCCTGCTTGAATGCTGGACAATGTTTGAAATCATTTCAGCCGACCAAATTTGTACACCGCCATCGGAGCGTGTGTCAATCGTGCCGGAAGTCCGGTTCTGCGCGTCACAAATCTTCCGTTGACAAATAAGAGTGTTATCAGATTCAAGGTTTACACCAATGTTGTGCTTTTCGTAGCCGTAAAGCTGGGAACCGCGTTGTAATCGAATGCAAGGTGTAGTCGGCCATTCTTTCAGGGTGCCGGAACCGCCGCCGGAAAGAACCAGGGTTGTGTTCAGCATATTGTAGGCAGTTTTTCCAGATGAATAAATCAAGCCAACATCGTTGCAAAGTAGCTTATTCACATTTACCGCGCGGATTGTATGGGGCAAATTTGCTTCATTGGTGTTTGAATTTGCAATCTCCAAATTGTCCAATGTTACACTGTTTGAATTGTGAATCACCAAGCCCATCAGTTTAGGCCTTGTTGTCGGTGGATCGTTGGAAGTGTACCGGCCGGAAATATAAACATTGCCGCCATTTGCGATATTGAACCAGCGGTAAGAACCGGTTGTACCTTTTACGCGTATTTCCAATTCTTGGTGATAAATTGGACAGGCTAACAAGTCCATGGCTTGAAAGATTTGATTGAAAGGATTGCCTTTCGTGCCGTCAGGTGATCGGTTCATGTGATAAATACCGCCGGCGTCCGCGTCCTTATCAACATAAACAATATTGTTAAAGCTGGAATACCCAACGCCCTGCCCCTGCGTGGTAGTTTGTTTAATAGAGGAAGGTGTGCCCTGCAACAGAGAACCGCGCCAAATAGAAATCATTGAATCCGTGGGGTTGACGGCGGTAATACCCTGCGAATTGGCATACACATAGAATTTATCATTTACAGTTAAATCCTCAAATTCTCCCGACCAAAAACGCTGATTGTCCAAATACTGCGGAATTGTAAACTGGCGAATGTAAACGCCCGCCTTATCGTAAATGCGAATCGTATTCGGGGAATAAGTGAGCATTACAAAGGCGGTTGCGTTGGCCTTAATTGTCTGCATGATATAGTCAAAGCCGGGGTTTGAAAGAGCCACCATATTTGACGCGGTGTTTGTTGCCGGATCCCACTCATACACCTTCAGGCCTTGAGAAATGTACATTTGATCGTTTGTTTGATCGTAAGCAACGGAAGAAACAGCGCTTTCATTGTATCCGGCAGGTGAAGAATACTTTTGAATTGTTGCAAGTGTTGTAGGGTTCAATTCAAAAATAGTCTTAGACGGTGCACCGTTCAATTCACTCGTAGCAATAAAAAGACTATTTCTTTTTGAATTATAAACTATTGAATTGGCGTGCCCTAACCCCTCAATATCCCGCCGCGTTACCTGGGCACCGTTGGAATAGTTAAACACAACAACTGCCGCCGTTGTGGGGTGCAACTCCAAGGTATGGCCCCGGGGCACAAAAGTGCAGGCATAATAATGGTTGCCGCCAATGGTATAGCGCGCTCCGCCTTGATTCACAGGGTAACGATCTGTTTCCTGCTCGGCGTTTGCAAGGTTTTCACCGCGATATGTCCACCCAAGTAGCCAGCGCTCAAAATCAATGTAGGTTGAATGCGGTTGATTTTTGAATGTTACAAAGTCCTTTTTAAGTTGGGCAATTTCCTTCCGGAATTCGTCAAAATAGGGGGCACAAATAACAGCGAGAATTTCTTTTAGGGTTCCGTCATCGTACCATTTCTGCAACTGCTCCGTGACTGTTTCCTTGATATGTTTATCAAGGTTTTCCAACAAATCAATAACATATTTTATCAATTCATCGTAACTGTTTACTTTTTCAATTACTTCATTCATCTTTTTCAAAACGCCATAAAGCAATTCTTCAAAAGATAATGAATCATCGTAGACTTGCGGCAGAATCCGGTTGCAATAAAACCGCCGAAGCACCGCGATAGGGTCTACATCGGGTTTGGGATAATTCATATTTACCTCCTTAATACCATAACGGCATGAATAGGTCTTTATACTCGTCAAGCAATTCCGAATAAAGACCGTTTACTTCATTTTTGAATTGCCGGAACACTTCCCCGGCAGGCATTGTTAAACCGGTTATTGTTTCGATTTGGTTTGATTTTGTTGTGGTGTCATTGGCGGTGGTGGTTGATCCTTTATCTGTTGCTTTGTTGGAAGCCGTATCAAGGTTGGCGCGGTCCGCGTACTCAATAGAATTGAAGTCTTTTGCTTTCATCATGTTGCCGGGAAGATCGCTTGCCGCCCCGCGCATGGTTGAATTAGAATCGTTTTGATTTGAGAAAGAACCGGTTGACTTGCTTTTTCCTGTGGCGTTTGAATCCGTTTTCCGATTAAATTTTTGGTTTGCAACCGCCAAATCGGCGGTCATTTGTGCGAATCCATCAAAGGCTTTTGCGTACCCGGGCATTACTTCCATACATTTTGATTGAAGTTTTACTTTCCAAAGATTGTAAGTTTCAAAAGCAAATTCATCAGTCAAATAATGAAAAATAAAAAGGGTTTCAAAGTATCGCTTGAAGTCCTCTATTTTCTGTGGAATTGGATAGGAAAAATCAAAAATTTTATTCCGCGCAGATTCAACGCGAATATTCAAAGCGTTATTTCTGTTTTCGCATAAATTGTTGACAACAACTTCCAAACTTGTGGTATATCGTGCCATTACTCCACCCCCTGCGGTTCATCGTCAGTATTTTCGTCATCATCAAAAGCGGGTTTATCCTTTTCGATAATTTCACTTTGTACCCGCGGCTTTACGGAAATATTCAGGCCGAACCGTTCATTGATTTGCTTGCAAGCGTTTTTCCGTTCATATAGCATTGTTTCCAAGTTAATAGACACAAATTGATTATTTGCATTGACTTCATCGGTAATAAGGCGTTCGGCTTTTTCGTTTTGCACATTGTTCACACCGAGAAACGAAAGAAATTCAGCTTTGTAGCTTTCTAACAAGGTGTAAAGATCTTTAGCTACCAACGGTGCGCCGGTGTTTACACTGCCAAAGCAATCGTTGAAATCATTGTCTTTGTCAATGAATATATACCCCTGCGAGCCATCGTATTTTGCAAAGAGATTTGCAAGGGCTAATTTTTGATTTGCCGTGCCTTTTAGAATAACAGGTGTTTTTTGTGCATTAACATTTATATCAATAATTTGTTGCGTTTTGGCGATTTTGTCAACAAAATAGTTTATATAGAAAAGTGTTGGTGTCCACATCGGATTGTTTTTAATTAAAACAAATTCGTCTGCGTTGTATTCCTGATTGAAGTTAATTCCGTACCCGTTGATTTTGACCGGGTAGCCGTACAAATTCAAAACAGATTGATCTGCCGCCCGCAGGCCTAAAAACCCGCGGTCGCGATCATTGCAGAAAGCGGCCTTGCCGTCTTGGATCAATGCGAATTCTAAAAAGTCAGCGTCCACAGTGTCCGGCAAATTTTCCCACTCGAACACGGTCGCGGCAATGTTCATAAAGTAGCATTGATAGATTTGGTTTAACTGTGTTGAGGTTAAAATAGAATTGAATTGACCTGCAAAAGTCCCGTTTGTGGCTGGACTGTGATAAAGTGCAAAGGGTTTTGTATTTGTAGGATTTTCCATTATTATCCCTCCTTTTAATTGTTATCAAGGGAATAATTCCCAAAATCGGAAATGGAATGCCAAATTGTAACCCCTGCATTGAACATACTGCGAATTGAAGCGGCTTCCGGTGCAGGTGCGTTCACTTTGATATTACAATCAACTGTTTGTAAATAATTCCATTTACTCCGGGTATCTTTCCAACTGGATATTTTGCCCCACTCGTTAATTGCATAGCCATACAAATCCAAAAAATCATCAATCGGCCCGCATTCATGATATAGTGGGGAACAATCAACCAATCTAAATTTACAGTTTTCACTGGATATAGAATTAGTGTCGCTTTGATTCCCTTTGCTTGCTACCTTAGAATTAAACGCGTTTGCAATATCTCTTGAGGCATTGAATATAGAATCAACTGCGCCAACCCCGGAAGTGATCGCTCCGGCAACATTACCGGTTGCAATATTCGCGCCAAGACTTGCGGCATTGCCAGCCACAGCCCCCGCCGCATTCAGTACAGAGCCAACACGATTAAGCGAACCTTGAACCCCGCCATTTTCGTTGTAGCCAATTTGCATTTCAAAAGAATACGGAACATCGAAAACGGATTCGGCAGGTTTTGCATAATTTTTTAGCTTTAACTTAAATCCGTTGGAACCAATCGGCCGCATTTCCGCACTCATTCTAATGCTATTTCCTTTTATAAACTCCGGGCGCAAAGGTTGGCTAAAACCATTATAATTGTAAACAACATAGACCCGACACATGGAAGTTAGCATTTTTTTGTTTCGCGGGGTATATCCGCATGCCAATGTGTTTCCGGCTATATCGGCACTTGTTTCTTGCGTGGCAACAAGATTTGCGGCGCAGTATGGGATTGTATATCCGTCAACAACTACATCTGTAAGATACCTATTATCACGCAACCACTTCCTAACCCAAAACGGAACGCACCGAAAACCAATTATATCCTGTCGCCGATCTGTTTCCCCCGCGTATTTATCAATCAATTTTTGAATTGCTACATCAAGCGAAACAAATCCCGCGTATTGCCCGGTCATGGAAGATTCATTGCCGTATCCACCATAAACCCAATCTGCTTCACCTGCGCCTGGTGGTCTTGATACGGAAAGCATTTGCCACGAAGGGAACCAATCATCACCACCGGAAAAAAGATCAATTTCTTTTTCATAGTCGGCAGGTGCTCCCACCGGTTCCGGTTGAAGCCATCGGCCAACGGTGTCCTCGCTTTTTTTCACATGTGCGCGGGCAATTAAGGATTTATAATAGGTAATGTTAAATTGGTAGGTTTGCCAATAATCGGTTGTAATATAAATCATTGCAATGTCTTGCGCGATATATTCAACACGATCAATGAATGCATAATACCATTTTTTATTTCCTTGACGATTTACAAAATCGCTGTTTTGGTATCGGCAATAGTTGAATGCTTCAAAGCGTGCAAAGTTTCCCTCTATCCTGAACGCTTGATCTTTCTTGATATAATTAAACTTTGTTGCGCTAACACCTTGTTTTGCTAAACCATCAAAGGCGGCGACTTGCGCCGCCGCCGTTGGGAAATCAACAATAGCATGGCATTCTTCAGGCTTTCCCCATGGAACTGTGAATAAATCCAATCGTGTTGTAGGGTGAGATACTGCCATTGTTTTTACTCCTTTTATACAGACACATCAATAACAAGAACGATAGGCGTTGTAAGATTGTCAGTAATCAAATTACAGACAAGGGTTGCAGTTGAACCTGAAACCGGAACAGCCGCCCCAGCCGTAAATGTAATTGTTTTATCCATCGCGTTATGTGTCAGAGAAACATAATCGTTAAGATTGTCATTGGTAATTTTATCCTTTAAGGCGGATTCAAGCACCTGCTCAACCATCAATTTCACGTTCTTAACAGCATAATCACTTGGAATTGTTGCATAATTAATCGTTTGAACTGCTCCATGATTTATTGTTACAAGGTTTTCACCGTCAAGCGAATTGTAATTTGTGATTGTCAAATCCTGCAAAGCGTCAGCTTTCGGAACTTCAAACACCATGGCATTTGCAAAGGGGCAAATCCCGTAAATTTGCCAAACATGGAAGAAATACTGCCAGGTTAGGGAAGAGCCGATAAAATCTTCTGCCGCCGTTTCGATGTTGTCGTAGACCTGGAACAGTGCTTCATCACAAATCACAAAGCCAATATCGGACAGCGTTTTGCCGATGCGCTTTCTGTTTTCCAAATCGTAATTGTCATAATCGAATGAATCAACTACAATAAGATTATTGCGGAAATCGGCTTCAGCCATGTTGAACGACATTGCAAGCACCTTAACACCCAGCTTGTTAATCAAATCGGAACGAATAATAATTACAATTCGGTCAGCTTCCGACCATGTTTCAACCGGATCGCCGACTGCTCCGGGCTGGTTGATATAGTTGTTATAGGCGGTAGAGGGAAATGTCATATTCATCGCAGTTTCGCGAATGGTTGCAACCATGTCTTCCGCTTCATCTTTCGTAGCGGGCATTGCCAATTTTCGACCAAGAATAACATTATTTGCATACGCGTCAACAATGGACTGCTTGAACAAGTTGAATTCGCGAATTTCATTGCCGGAGAAAACAGAATTAATTTTTGCAGATACAAAACGGTTAAATTTTTCGTAGGAAACAAAAGCGCCCATCAATTCCTCACGGTTAATAGACAGCGGAAACACGTCTTGCCGGTTTCTGCTGTAATAGGCTACCTTTGTATCACCTTTGTACAGGTTCAAAATGCCGGACAGATTCTCGCCATTATATCCCATGGGATTGACAGGGTTTTCATAAATCTGCTGGACATCGGTGCCCAAGGGATAAGGCCGACCTTTCTTCAGGCGAGCAAGGCGGTTTGAATAACGCTTTACTTCCACTGCGGTAAACATAATTCTATCTACCAAGACAGAAATAAATTCATTGGTATGCGCTTTGTAATTCAAAATCGGGTTGGCAAATTTACTAATATCGTCACCCTCAGCAAGCACAGGAACATCATTCTGCGCGGATTCGCTCATCATAGAACGAACTGCGTTCAATGTTTTTTGCGCTTTTGCCGCTTCGGTCAATTTCTTAGTACTCATTGAAAAAATCTTCCTCCTTTAACTCCTCGATCACTTCATCGGGTGTCTTTTCTTCATTGGCGGGCGGTGTGTCCTCGGGTTTGTCTACCTCGAGTCTTTCGCCCACTTTCATCATAAGGTTGCCGTTGATCTCGCGGATACGGTTATTGTCCTCGACAAGTTTGGCATTGTCGGAAGTCAGGCGCTCAATCTCGCTTGCGTAGTCAACAAAGGTGTCCGTGATTGTTGCAAGATCGGGGCCGATCTCGGTTACATCTTCCGCTTTTGCAACACGATCAACAATTTCTTTGATTTGCTCAACGGATAAACTCATTTTATTTTACTCCTTTCATAGTCTATTATATATTAATTTCTCTACTTCACTTTTAATCTGTAAATTTTCAAAAAACAATCGCCCCGCCACTGCAAAGGACTTTATTTTCTTAATCTCGGCTCCTGCGTGCGGTCTATTGCTTTCTGCTATTTTGTTTACAGTAAATGGATTTGTCTTAGGGTCGCCCGATTGACAGGCGTATAATGCTTGCGAACTGGAAGCAAAGAAAAAATATATTATATTGTTATTGGTTTTGATATTAAATAACTGGATTGAATCCTTAGGTTTTCTCTCGATTTGTGAATAGTCATCGTTTAGGAATGATTCATTATTCGCGTAATCATTATATTCAGGTAAATATTTCGTTGCTAATTTGTTTTGTGGCGTTGTGGCTTTCGCAAATGCTAATTCATTTGTTGTGGATAACATTTCAGCGTATATTAAATCGTTTTTGAATAGTGGTGTATAGTTGAATTTTATTCCGAATGCTAAACAGTAAGGGTTTACCATTGACAAGGCATTTGCCAACATGAACACCTTGCCATCTTGGCGGGTTCGGAATATTGTTTCTTGTAAATCGGTGAATATTCTTAATTCATTTGGTAAGTAACGCCGGAATGATGATTTGTTGTCAATTATAAATTCGTCATATACTATTGTTGTTACTGCTGAAAAATCATCGGATCCTTTAAGTATGTCGGCGTTAGTCAGGGCAATAAATCGCCCTGCCTGCTCGCCGTCTATATAGGCGGTTTTTCCTTTGATCTCAAATTTGTGATCAGGGTAATTATTTTTATGTTTTGTAAAAAATCCGTCTGTGGCTTCTTTTATTTCCGTTTTGTACCGGCGAAGCCATACAAATTGTTTTTTGCTTTTTATGTATTGTTCGATCACATACTTTTTTAACTGATATGTTTTTCCTATACCGCGCCCACCTATTAAAATATTAAGGTAACGATTGTAGGATAAACATTTACGTAAACTGTAATATTCCATAATCGGTCGGCGGAGAAGTCGCACCCCGTTTCCACACGGTACAGATCGGCGGCCGACTCCTCGCCGGTGGCAACCCACCTTCACTAATGCGTTTTGATTCCCCGCCGCCTTAAAAAGAATAGCTGAAAGGTTTATACACCTTTCATTTATAATGATAGCAGATAAAAATTGTTTTGTCAAGGATTTTCGGCAATTACTTTATGTATATTTTCATATTACAATCTGTATAGAGCGGAGCGCCAGCCGAGT